GAGCGACCGATAAAGGCCATGTCAATTCACTCTTACAGGTTGGCGAAACACCTGCGGATTGCCGGTGGCGTCGGTGATGTCGATTTGCAGGTTGAGCCAGCCGTTGTGGGGCTGCTCGACGGTGATGGTGATGTCCTGGGCGCGGCCGTCATCAAGCAGCGGCTGGAGCGCTTGTTCGGCGTATTGCTTGGCGAGTTTGCCGACCCGAGGCAAGTCTTTGGAGCGTTTCAGTTCATGCAGGCGGGAGCCCACGGTGGTGTCTTTCCACCAAGTGCCGAGGGGTGTCATGAGGCGGATATAAACGGCGTTGCCCAGCGTATTGATACGCTGGCCCGTCAAGTCGCCAGTGGTTGGGTTTATGCCTGCGTCCATAGGCTGGCATAGTGACGCGCACGCAAAAGCCGCCGAGTATCAGCGGGGTTTAAGAATTTCCCATGGGGCTTTCGGTTTACTGCTGTTGACCCGGTACTGGGCCACCACCGTGGTTATGTCCGTTATAGATAAGCCGATCTGCCTGCATCGTCCGGGTATGGTCCGCGATCTCTCCCGCAGCGTTAACGTCCTCGCTCATTTCTACCAGGGGCGTCTCAAAGCGGACCTTGGTCTTGGCCTTGACCACCAGCGTGTCGGTTTCGATTTCAATCAACCGACCACGCTTCATATGGATTCGGTCGCCCTCATCGGTATACAGCGCCACCTCGCCATCCTTGACCACGACCCGATAACGCCCGTCCTCACTGGCTACGACAACTGTGTGCTTGCTGTTACCGCCCACAGGGATTGCGATAAATTCAGCGCCTGGCAACGGCCCAGAGCTGAACCCGTAGTGCTGCATCAGTTCGCCGGAAACCAACTCGCCCGCAAGCCCTTCCATTTCAATGCCAATCAACGTGCCATGTGTGTTACGCGCCGCCGTACCCCGAAAGGCCTGGCGAACGTTCCTCATTGCCCGGCCGATCTGCTCGCGCACCAGGCGCGCCATGTTGCTCATCAGAGTCCCTTGATCATTTCGATAAACGCCGCATCCGGGTTTGCTTTCTTGCCCTTGCGCTTCTTGGTGGGGTTGCCGTCGAGCACCCACATTTTATCTTCCCGCAACCGCAGCTCGGTTATCGCCCCTTCACCCCGAGTCAGGCGCAAGGTGCGGGCCATCAGGAAGTAAGTGGCGTCCAGTCCATGAGGCTGGCTACGCACAATCACACGCTGGCCTGGGTTCCACACTTGGCCGTTGTCGGCACGGTGGCCCATGACCACGGCGCGGATCTCGAAACCCTCCAGGCGACTGTCAGCCAGCAGCTTGCGCGCCCGAGTCGTCGCCATGTCCTGGTTCTCGCTGGAACTGTCGATGATCACCTTCGGCCGGAAGATCCCGCGCCGAGCCAGGGTTTCGTCCTGGATGACAGAACGCAGGTGGGAACGCTTGGTGTCCAGGCCATCATTGTCGTACTGGCCGTGTTGGCCCAGGACGGTGATCTGACTGTAACGGTTGGCGATAGAGCGCCGCACACTGAGGCGCTGCACGTTATTGCCGACACCGTCCTCCCGCATGATCAGCGTACCGACTGGCGCGGTGTTGTAGTCGGGCCCGCCGATGATCAAGCGGCCGTCAGGCTCAACCCACGGCCACAAGCCGTTGGCTTCGGCAACTTGGAGCAACGCCTCCCACGCACTTTGACCAGGTTCAACCTGTACGCGGCGTCGGGTCTTGGCCTGGGCGGCACGGATCTCTATTTGAGTGATGCCCAGCGGCTTTACGACCTGATCCAGTATCTGCGCCAACGTGGCTTCGCGCATCGAAACGAACGGTGCCGAACAGTCGACCAGAGGCGCCGCACGGTCCCGGCCGGTGATACGCATAGAGATACCCTGACGGGAGATGTCGTGTTCAAACTCGTCGATTTGGCCGGTCAACACGCGATCTTTGCCCAAGGTCAGCGAGCAAGGTGCGCCCTCGGCCAGCACGCTTGGCAAGCGAGTAGCGTCCTTGGTGTACAGCTCCAGCTCGAAACCGTCAGCAGCGGTCAACAGGTCCGATTCAATCGACCAGCCGTCCCACTCTTCATGCGCCAGGCCACCAATGGACAGGCGTATGGATTCGTCCTGGACGTTACTTGGCGTAGGCACGCAGCACCTCACCAGCTTCAATGTTGTGCGGGGTTTTCAGGTCGGGATTCAAGCGGATCAGCTCGGCGGCGCGGGTATGGTCGCCGTACCAGCGGTGGGCCAACAGGCGCAAGCTTGCCGGAGTTTCAACCACACGTTCCAGCATCGGCGGGCTTTGTAAAATGACTTGGCGAGCGCGGGCCTGGATCAACGCGGCGACGTTGCGCAACGCCTCAATGATCTGCCGGGCGGTCTCCACATCGTAGAGGTGACGTTGCAACAGGATGGAAGACTGCACCAGGGAGCGCACTAGGTTAACCAGGCCCTCCAGTTCCAGTGGGCTCAATGTCGGCGTATCGGCTTCGTCCTCGATGACGGTGGCCACCGCCTGGGCGTGAGCCAACGCCAGTTCGGTAATGACCAGTACGACCAGGGCGAAACCGCTAGCGACCACCGGATCATCCGGCATGCCGTCGGGCAGCAGTACCAGAATGCTACCTGGAATAGTGGGGGCGCCATCGATCAGCGGCCCGACAGTAGGAGCCACACCCTGGCGCGCACCGATCAAAAAGCCCGCGCCCGCACGCGCAGCATCTGCCGTAAGGCTGGCATTGCCGGGTAAGGCAGCGGGCACGCCAGTACGAGCGAGCAGCGCCGTCGACGAACTCGGCGTGCTGCCCTGGATCGCGCCCCGGATCTCCGAGGGCGTGCGCATCAGGTCGACCAGGGGATCAAATGCCCCTGACGGCCGCTTGGCCATCGACGCAACGCCGGACACTACACCGAGGATCTGCGAGCGCAGTTGTTGCAGGCGCAGGCCAATGCCAGGCAAGCCCAGCGCCTTTTCGATCAGACCGACCCAGCCGCCGCCGATCCACGATTGAATCTCGCCTACCAGGGAATCAATACGGCCGAACAGATCGAAGATGCCGTCCTGCCAGGTGTATTCATCCTCCAGCCCCAACACGCCAATATCGACGAACTCAAACTGCCGTTCGAAGAAAGGCGCGTCGGGTGTGTCCTCGACAAACACGATACTGATCTCGGCGTAGTCCGGCCGCTCGGCGTGATGCTTGACCTCGCCTGTGCTGCTGACGACGTTCATGCTGCCGTAAATCGGGTGGACCAGTTCGCCTGTACCTGGTGTGTTCAGGGTACGGAGTATGTTCTGGAGTTCGATTTCATAGTTGACGCCGAACACCACCACTTGCATGGGGATGCGCCGCGCACCACGGCCCAGGTCTTTTACCCTGTCGCCGTCCTTGAACGGCGTTCCATGTTCGGACAGAGCGCGTTGCCATTGCAGGCTTTCGCTTTCGACCTGGAGCGGGACGCCACGGAAAGAGGCGTCCAGCAGGTTCTCTGCCCAGCTCATCCGCCGCGCCTCATCTGAATGTTGGTTCGGCGTTCAACCTCGGCCTGGATCATGTTCGAGTCAGTACGCACTTCAATGACCAACGGCTGGGCGAGCAAAGAACGGAGACGTTCCTCCACGGCTTGCGCGGCAGGATTGGCACCGATTGCACCAGGTGCAGCGCCATTGCCGGAAATTCCAGGAAAGCCAGCCGTGTTACCGCCCGACAGTGGATTAGCCAGGCGCTGCGCCTGGGAAGCCAACCAGGTGGAAGGCTGGCCGGTGCCGGATTGCGACATCATGTCCCGCAGGCGTTGTTGTGCGGTGAAGGTGTCAGCACCCGCAGCCAGGGCACGGTTGGCGATACCTTGCGCCCAGGTGTTGGCGCCGTCGATGGGCAGGCCCGCAGCCGTCAGGCCTGTTTCATGGTGTGCCAGACGTTGGGCCTCGGTGGACAGCCAGTCAGATGACTGGTCGGGGTTCTTGTCGGCCAGGGCCATACGGTTGCGGTAGAAAGAGGTTTGGTAGGTGCGCTGGTCGTCATTGAGCAGCTTGCTACGCTGGGCAGCATCCAGACGACCTTCGTCTGTTGCCGTCGCACTTGCCCCGCCGATCTGGGTGGCAGTTGCAGCCAACGCCAATGGTGCCAACCACGGCGTTATAAAACCACCTGGTTTCCCGGCGCCCTTGCCCGAACTGGAACCGTTAGGCAGGTCGGGGCCGCTGCCAATCCCGAGAGGCGTACCAGC